ATCGGAGTTACGCAACCACAGGACACCGCGGGCATGAATTGAAAGGTCGTCACGCACGAGCTGCAGGGCTTCATGTAGCTGTCCATCGTGTGCTTCAGTGACGGAGATCAGGGCGCGCTCCAGAAGCTCCGACGCTCGCCGCGGTAATTCAGCTTGGTCTTTGAATTTTGGCACAACAACTGGAATTGGCGGGCGAGCATAGACCGAAGGACGCATTACTTCGAGATTACTCCAAAAAATCTTGAACTCCCTATCCGCGGTGCTATTCCCCAGGCTGGAGAGTTTGGCGTAGAGGTCGTCGATCGTGTCGCACTTCGTGTTCCACAGCTCGAAGCACTTTTCCGCGTCGGAGATCAGCGCCAGCCACGGCTTTGAATCGTCGGGCTTGTCCGGTGCCTGGTATGCTGGGTTGCTCTCCTCGGCGGAGTCGGGATCGTCATAGGGATCGGCCAATGCTAATATCCCTCATCGTAGCCATAGAAGGGATTCAAGATGGTGGAACCAACCGAGAATGATATTGGTCGCTTGGTGATTTATACCGGCAACCGTTACCCCGGCGGGAAGATCGAGGAAGGCTTCATCACATCGTTCAACAAGCACTGCGTGTTCGTCCGCTATAGGGATGACACGCATTCGAAGGCCACTTCACGCGACGATTTGGTATGGGTTACGCCCGAACTAGACGGCGATCCGCCGCCCGCTACGCGGCTGCGGCGGGCCGGGAAGGTAAACCTGGCCGGGTAGAGCCTTCGGCTTCGGCCGATCGTCCCTCACCGGGATCTGCTGCCAGGCCAGCGCCAGATAGCGCATGGCGTCAGACGCGTGCGAAGCCCAGTTGTGGTTGTCGTCGCTCCTGAACACCTTCTTGTCCTCGTCCCAGTCGCGGCAGTACTGCTCTAGAGCCGCAATGCCATACGTCTCGCAGCGCGGATGGAACACCGCGCGGGGCAGCGTGCGCCGGACGGCATTGATCCCATCGAGCTTGCGCAGGTTCGGGCAAAGCCGCGGGTTCAGCCCCAAGAGTTGCATGGTCTCCAGCCGCGAGCGTCCGCCCGTCGTGCCCCACTCCCTGACGCTGGCATCGTGCGGCACCCAGTCGATGCTCGTCTGCTCGCCGTGCTTGGCGTCCCGCAGACGCGGCCAGCCGTGCTCCTGCCGCTTGGCATGGTCCAGCTCGGCAAAGATCTCGAGGTGCCCGTGGTTCTCGCTGTGGCAGTCCAAGAGCACCAACTGCGTGCCCTGCACCTGCCACCACCAAATGCTCGTGTCGTCCCTGACGCCTATGTCCCAGGCCGTGTGGACCGGAACGTCGGGCAGCGCCTCGACCTCGACAATGCGCCCCTCGTTGCGCACGGCCAGCATCTCGCGCGCATAGTAGGCGCCGAGGATGGCGGCGTTGAAGCTGCACTCGTATTCCTGCGAAAAGAACGCCCTGCCCTCGTCCTCGCCATAGAGCGAGATGTATTCCGCCAGGCTCTCGTCAAGCTGCTCCTGCGTCAGCGCCTTGGTGTCGTGGATGGTCGACAGCTCGGCGAACCATTTCGGGTTCGATCGCGCCATCTGGAACATGTCGAAGGCGTGGTTGCGGCCGCGCGGCGTGGTGATGAACAGCGCCCAGCCGCCGTTTTCTTCGAGCATCGGGCGGTGGTATGCCCAGGCGCTCGGGTTGGCCAAGGCCCACTCCGAGTAGACAATGCCAGCCGGACCGCTGCCCACCGTCTTGTCGAATCGATCGCTGCCTATGAGCTGCCATGTCGAGCCGCAGTTAAACCGGATGAACATCTCCTGCTCGTTCCTGGACTCGACGACATCGGATGGAAACGCCTCGTCAATGCGTCGAGCGCCAGTGTGCGGGTTCACCGATGTCCACAGCGCCCGCCGCCCCTGCTGAAATTCCGGTAAGCAATGCCAGAATGACCCTATTCTTTTATGCGCAAGTTCACACGTAGTAATTAGCGCAATTTCATCTTTCCCCCATCTACGATGAGCGATTTCTATTGCTCTTGTTCCTCCTCTGATGAGGTGTTCATGCAGTGGCCGCTGATATTTCCTGATACGGCGCTCGACCCGAACCACGCGGCCTCCTGTTCCTCGCCTGCTCCAGCTTTGTCGCCCAGCGGCAGTTCTCGGGCGAATATGGCCCATCGTTGTCGATCCGCTCGATACTCATCCCCTCTGGGCGATCGCCCATGTCGGCAAGGAAGTTCTCGAACGACAGCCACCGCTCGCAAACCGTAATTCCGCGCCCGCCGTATGCGTAATAGTTACCGCGATTTGGATTGGCGCATCGCTGCAGCATCGCGTTCCATGTCATGAATGTGCGCGATTTCGTCTTCCCGTGCGTCAATCTGCTTTTGCGGAACTCAGGACGTGATTGCAGGCGAGCATTGGCCACTTCCCTGCCGAAGCAGCCGCATGACCGCGTCTTGCCTCTCATGACCGGATCTATGCCAATAATCTTCTCAACGCCACAATCACATCGCCACAGCCAAAGGGTTCGCTTATCGCGGGAAGGCACACGGGACACAGCCACCAAGCGCCCGTATTTCTTTCCCGTCAGATCGATGAATGCTGGCATCCCCAATGATAGCACAACGCCGATGCGCACCCTAGTCCTACTTCTCATAGATGGTTATGAACTGCACCGGGCCGCCATCGGGGGCGGCGTGGGTCAGATCCAGCTTGTCGCCATAGATCTTGGGCGCGATCTTCGACATGAGCCATCGGCGAGTGTCGACACGAGCGCGTGCGACCATGACATTCTCGGACGAGCAATTGTCGATGATTTCCAGGATTTCGTCGGAGAACCCGTGCATTCTGATGAGCGTAGACCGTGCGTAGTGCGGGGCGAAACCGTTATGGTCATCGATCGCCCATTCGCGCACTGTAGACTCGTCGGGCATGCCTTCCGAGCGGCAGATAGAGCGGAGGCTCTCGCCTGCTGCGATGCGCCGACAGATTTCGGCAGCGAGCTCGGGGGTGTAGACCTTCTGGTTGCCGTTACGTCCTCCGCGCTTGTCCTGCTTTTTGTCGTTCATTTACCCTTGCCACCCTTTTTCAAGCCGCATGGCGCACTCATGCGCTAGCACTTTTTCCCTCTGCCCTTCTTGGCCTCACGAACACAACGTCCGATCCGCTGGCTGGGTAGATGCCGTGGGCCGCCTCATAGTCCGCGAAGAGCTCCTCCAGTGTATCTACGAAGGCCGACTTGGCCCACTTATAGTGCTCAACGAAGTCGCACATGACAGCGAGCGCATGGGCGCGGAAGGCCCTAGTGTAAACCAGATTCGTGCTCTCCTTGCGGTCCTTGCAGAGCAGGTTGATCATCTGCTTCACCTTGTCAGGAGTGTAGTGGGAAAGCTCGGGCAGCATCACTTCTTCCCGCCCTTGCCTTTTCCCTTGCGTCCGCATGGCATGATGACCTCCTTTGGTTATTTTGTGAGGTGCTTGACGGCCCACATGACCGCCTCTTCGAGCCTGGTCTTGGCAATGGACAGTTCACGACTGTCGCCAAGGATCGTGAGAGCTTCGTGAAAGTCCCGACCCGTATCCTTGATCGTCTTCATCGTCTCCTTCTCTTCGTCAGTCAGCACGCGATATTCGTGGCGCATAACGTTGTTGACCGTGCGTTCGTCGGACGTGCTGTCGATCATAGTGGCTCTCCTCTGAAAATTAAGTGCCCAGAATGGGCATTAAATATTTTGGGTGCGGTAGTCTTTTATGTTGACAGGCGGTCCACGGATGACTACCTTGGCTGCATCGGAACAAGGGAACTGCCAAGATGACCGCCTACGAAGTCGCCATCGAAGCCCACAACGCCGCGCAGGCCGTTTACAAGCTCGCGCTCGTCACCTTCCGCGCCGGCGGCTCCTATGAAGCCCTCGCCGCCGCCCAGGCCGAAATGAAGATCGCGAACGAGGCCTTCGATGCCGCCTACGAAGTCGCGGCTAACCTCCCCGAAGAGATCGCCGAAGTCGAAGACGATACGCAAATCGCGTTGTTCTAATCGGAACAACGAACTGAAAGGAACTGCCAAATGTCCTCTCCCTACTGCCTCTCCATCGAGCCCACCAACGAGCCGGCATTTCAG